TTGCTTTCTCAATCACTGAAGAAGCGATTGAAGATAACTTGTATGACAGACTTGCGTCTAGATATACAAAAGCGTTAGCAAGATCTATGGCAAACACTAAGCAGGTAACGGCTGCAAACGTACTTAATAATGCGTTTTCAAGTTCGTTCCCAGGTGGAGATGGTAAACCTTTATTGGACCAATCTCACCCTACAATTGCTGGTTCATTTAGAAATGAACTTGCAACTCCTGCAGACTTAAACGAAACTTCATTAGAACAATCATTGATTGATATCAATGCATTCACTGATGAGAGAGGTTTAAAAATCGCTGCAAGAGGTGTTAAATTAATTATTCCAAGTGAATTACAATTCACAGCGGAGAGATTAATGGCATCTCAAGGTAGAGTAGGTACTGCTGATAACGATATCAATGCAATTAAATCTATGGGAATGATTCCACAAGGTTATGTGGTTAACAATTTCTTAACTGATTCAGATGCATTCTTTATCAAAACTGACGTTCCAAACGGTATGAAGATGTTCGTAAGAGCAGCTATCAAAACGTCTATGGAAGGTGATTTTGATACTGGTAACGTTAGATACAAAGCTAGAGAGAGATATTCATTCGGATTCTCTGATCCTAGAGGTATGTTTGGCTCACCAGGTGCTTAATATATAAGCATTTTTTATTTTTGGGGCAGGTTTAACTTGCCCCATTAATATGTTAGAAAGAATGAATTATGACAAAAATGTTTCAAGTAAAAATTAGAGCTTATGGTCACATGGCTAATTTTAACATTGAAGCAGAAGATAGTGCAGAAAGTATAGAATTAGCTATCCTTGACAAAATAGGAAAAAAAGGTATATTACTAAAAGACAGCATGCGATCCTTTGCTAAGGATAAATGTTGGATAACCTATGAGGAGGTTGTAGATGATATCAGTTCAAGCTCTTTACACAAAGAAGAGAGCATTAGAACTTGATTGGGAGCAACACTACATTCAAGAGGGAATATATACTCTTGATATGGTTAGGATTGACGAAAAAATTCGTGAAATCATTAACCAGATTAAAATGTCTGAAGCTGAAATAGCACATAGACAAATTAAGGTAGAGATGGCTGCTCCTGAGTTTTCTGTAGCTAGCTAAAACTAGCTATTTATATCCGAAAAGTAGATTTTCGATGCAGGTATCCCTTGCGCTATTCAATAAATTAAGTTATATTTTAATTACTATACACTAACTTTCTAATATCGACGCAGTATAGTCGACGGCCTAGAGACGATATTGGAATAACTAGGAGAACATAACTATGGCACAAACAACATTTTCAGGACCAGTCCTTTCACAAAACGGCGCTGGATTTCTTGGATCAATCGTACCTGGATTAACAGGTCTTACAGTAACAACAGTAGCAACAGCCACAACTTTAACTTATGCTGCTGATACTATAACAGTAAATAATTATACTGGTGCTGCCGCTCAAGCAGTTACATTACCAGCAGCTAGAGCAGGAGTAATTGTAATTCATGCTCAATCAGTTGATACAACTGGTGGAACAAATACACTTTCTTTTGATTGTGCTGGAACAGATGCATTTGCAACAGGATCTATAATTGAAAGTAGAACAACTAATGCAGTATCTTTTGATACTTCAACAGCAGGTGAAACTTTACTTACTTATACACCAGCAAACGCTGTAACTAATTTATTTAGTATTGGTTCTTATCTTTATTTCTCATGTGCTCAAGATGGCATATGGACAGTAAATTATAAAATGTCAATGAACCCACAAAGCACAGGTCTTACAGGAACTTTTGCTTTCGGAGCATAAATAATTAATTTTTAAGGAGCTCGTAAGGGCTCCTTAAATTATAAGGAGAAAAATATGGGAAGTTATAAAGGTGATATACAAGCAACTAGATTTACAGCAAGTACTTCTACTGCAATTGTTGCTCCTCCAGTGAGACTTAGAGGAATTATTATTGCATCTAATAGTAGTGGTGTTGGAATTGTAAAATTAACAACTACAAGTCAAGCTGGATCAAATTTGTTTACAGCTGATGTACCAAGTGGTGATGTTATTAATTTTAGTTTTCCTGAAGATGGAATTTTATTTCCAAAAGGAATTTATGTTTCAACATTAACAAATGTTAGAGCAGTTACATTATTAACAGATAAATTTTCTGGTTCAGGCTTAACAGCGTAGGAGAAGCTAAATGGCTAATACTACTTCTGGAACTACAACTTTTGAAAAGACTTTTTTTATAGATAAAATTATAGAAGAGGCTTACGAAAGAATTGGTTTATCTGCACCAAGAACTGGACAAGATTTAGAATCTACAAGAAGATCTCTGAATATAATGTTCCAAGAGTGGTCAAACAGAGGTCTTCATTATTGGGAAGTAGCAAATAATTCAATCTCCATGGTCAATGGTCAATCTGTCTATACTCTTTATAGATCAGCAGGAGATGGAACATCCGATGGTGTATTTACTCTTTTAGATACTGCAATTAATGCATCAGTAACTACAATAACTGTTGATTCAGTAGATCAATTTCCAACATCAGGAACTTTATTAATTGATTCGGAACAAATAACTTATACAGGAACAGACACATCTAATAATACTTTTACAGGTTGTGTTAGAGGTGCAAATAGTACAACAGCTGCAATCCATGCTGATAATGCAAATGTTTATGATAATAATTCAATCATTTATGGACCTGATGATATATTAGAAGCTGTTTATAGAAACACACAACAAACACCTGTGGTTGATTTTCCACTTACAAAAATAGATAGATCTGCTTACAGTGGATTATCTTCTAAATTTTCAACCGGTCAACCTACACAATATTTTGTACAAAGATTTATAGATAAAATTACAATCACTTTATTTCTAACACCAGGCACAAGTGAAGTTAATAATGTAGTTAATTATTATTATGCAAAAAGAATTCAAGATGTTGGAGCTTATACAAATGCAACAGATGTTCCATATAGATTTGTCCCATGCATGTGCGCAGGACTAGCTTATTATGTATCATTAAAACTTGCTCCACAAAGAACACAAGAATTAAGATTATTATACGAAGATGAATTAAAAAGAGCATTAGAACAAGATGGCTCTTCTTCAAGTTCATTTATAACACCAAAAACTTATTATCCAAATGTCTAAGAATTCAAGAGGAAAATATTCTTATATGATTTCTGATCGATCTGGTCAGAGGTTTCCATATCAAGAAATGGTACAAGAGTGGAATGGCTCATGGGTACATGTTAGCGAATATGAAGCAAAGCAACCTCAGTTAGAACCAAAGCCAACTGCAGCTGATCCACAAGGTTTAAGATATGCACATCCTGATAGACAAGAACCACCGGTATTAATACCACTTACACCCGATCCCTTTTCAACAGTTATCTATTCTGGAACAACTTATATTAATGTATTTTCACAAAATCATCAAAGATCAACAGGCAATACTGTAAGATTTAGAGGACCTACAGATGATACTGGATTTACTGATGTACAATCTTTTGATGGAGTAACTAATATTTCAAATGCAAATGGATTTACAATCACAGTTGGAAAAATTGATTCATCTGGTAATATATCAGATACTACAAATTATTTTAATTTTACAGGAGCAGGAACAGCAACAACGGGAGGGGTATCAGGTGGCGGAGCGGAATGTTCTGCAGGACCAGTAACACTACAAGCTTAATATGACATATTCAGAATTAGTTACAAAAATTAGAGATTATACAGAGGTAGATTCTAATGTATTTACTTCAACTATTATTAATGGATTTATTGAAAATGCAGAGTTTAGAATATTAAGAGATGTAGATTCTGATAATAATAGGAAATATGCAACAGCTTCTGTTGTGGTAACCCAAAAATATTTTAATACACCAGCAGATTTATTAGTTATTAGATCTGCACAAGTATTTAATACAGATGGAACCATATCTTTTTTAGATGTTAGAGATATGACATTTATTAATGAATATAATCAAAGCAATACTACAGGAATTCCTAAATATTATGCAAATTGGGATGAAGATACTGTTATTGTAGCACCCACCCCAGATCAAGCTTATACAATTCAAGTAAATTATATATTGAAACCAACTGGATTATCGGCTACAACTGCAAATACATATTTAAGTCAACAATTTCCCAATGGCTTATTATATGCTTGCCTAGTAGAGGCATATGGGTTCTTAAAGGGTCCACAAGATATGTTGCAATATTATGAAAATAGATATAAGCAAGCTATTGAAGGATTCTCATTAGAACAAATGGGAAGAAGACGAACTGATGAGTTTTTAGATGGAGAACCTCGTATAGTTCGTAAACCACAATAAGGATAAAAAGTATGGCTATTACACAAGCGTTACCAAATAGTTTTAAAAAACAACTATTAGACGGTGATCAAGATTTTACAACACCAGCGGGAACTGGAGATAGATTTAAATTAGCTCTTTATGTATCAACTGCAACATTAGGTGCAGCTACAACTTCTTACACAACAGGTGGTGAAGTAAGTTCTTCTGGAACAAATTACACAACAGGTGGAAAAGCATTAGTAAATTCTGGAACATCTCTTGTATCAACAGTTGCTTTTACAGATTTTGCTGATTTGTCTTTTCAAAATGTTACTTTAACTGCTAGAGGTTGTTTGATATATAATACATCATTTAGTAATTCTGCAGTTGCAGTGTTAGACTTTACGACTGATAAAACAGCTACAGCAGGAACATTTACAATTCAATTCCCAGCATTTACAAGTTCAGCAGCTATTATCAGAATCTCTTAATTAGGAGTTTTAACCTATGGCTTTAGGATGGAGCTCAGGAACTTGGGGCCAAGGAGAATTTGGAACAGGTGTAAATAATGTTACTGTTCAAGTAACCTCTCCCGGAACACTTACAACTTGGGGATCAAATAGTTGGGGTCAATTTGGTTGGGGAGCAAATGTAGGTCTTTCAACTCTTCAAGGAACTGTAACTATTGATACAATAAATGTTGCAAATGTTACCGGACAATTATTAAATACATCTTTAAATTCAGTAACTGTTACAGGAACAGCAAATCTTACTTTAACAGGGCAACAATTAACTACATCTTTAAACTCAGTCACACCAATAATAGATGTAAGTACTTCTTTAACAGGTGAATTATTAACATTAGTACTTGGTGAAGTAGATCCAGGTCCTGATGCCAATTTAACTGGTCAACAATTAACTTTAAGTTTTAATGGAACTGTAGATATAGACATAGCAGTTTCGGCTCTTGTAACAAGTCAACAATTAACTACAGCATTAAATTCTGTATCTATAGATTTAAACACCCCTGTTAATGTAACAGGTCAAAGTTTAACACTAGCTTTAAATTCAATATCTACTAAAATAGATGTTTCTATAAATGTAACTGGATTTAGCTTGACAGGGGCAACTGGACAATTGTATGTAACGGCTTGGGCACCCGTTGATCCTGGTCAATCAATAAATTATACAGGTGTAAATACTGGTCAATCTGTAAATTGGACAGAAGTGGCTGCATAATATAGAGGTTGTATTAATTGACAAAAACTGATAAATATTTTAATAAGAACAAAATAAGGAATTAATAATGGCAACAATCTATTCTTCCGATCTTAAGCTATCCATAATGGCAACTGG